TTTTTCAGCACTCATTAGAAATCATCCAATACTTCAATTAAGTTTTTGAGTCGGTTCGCAATCATGTAATTCAGAAAATCTTGTTTAGAATGACCAATAGCGTTCTCATAGGTATGTAGTATCTCATTGGTCAAACGCTCAGGTATTTTCGTTAAATCAATCAACATTTCATTACGAGAAAAATTGCGAAACATTTCCTCGGTACAGAAATCTTTGGCTTCTTGGTTCATCCAACCAATAATCTTAGCTTCAGTAATTGGCTTTTGACGACCACCAGAAACAAACACATCATCGGCAGACAATATGTTTGGAATGCCATCACCTTTATCACCACGAATAATTAACTGTTTTAATTGTAATAGCGGTAATGGTTCTTTGATATACTTTTTCAAAATTGGTGAATATTGCTCAACATTGGTATATCTTTGCAACTGAGCAAAATCTTTATCACTAGACAAAATCATAATCTTTTGTGTTGATGAATACTTTTGTACCAAAGTAGCAATCACATCATCAGCTTCACAGGTGTCTACCGAAATGACTTTATATGGCGAATGGTCACGCAACTCGTCACGAATTTTATTCAGACATTCAAATATGGTATTCCAATCGTGACCAGAAGCATCACGAGCTTTCTTACGACCAGCTTTGTAGTGTGGATAAATTTCACGGCGCCAATAGTTTTTATTGTCGCAAGCAATCACAACTTCGGGACCATGGGATTCTTTGAATTTCTTCACATAGGTGCGAATTGTGTTTAGAATCATGTGGCGAACCAAAGATTCATCAATTGGTGTTTTAGAACTACCAATTTGTTCCATCAGGTTTGATATTGCTACCTGATTGTAGTCAATGAGTATCATAATAAATCTTCATCTCTCTTTTTTATTTCAAAAATTGTTTCAACGATAAAATCGTGGTCAAGCTCAGTTGAATTGTTTTCTTCAAATGGTATGATTGTAACTTCATCACTATCTTTCTCATACCACGCCCAAATACAAACTTCTTCTTTTGGCCGATGAATCAAAGCCCAAGGAGTTTGGTCATGCTCAGGAAATTCATTAATCAATGAATTTTTATGGACAAAAATGGCAAATGATTCTGTGTTTAAATCTTCGGTGCCATCTTCATTCTCACCATAACCATCAAATATAATTTTTACACCAAATGGAGAATCACCAGAATCATTACCAGGCCGTAAATGACCATCATCCATTGTAGAAATGAATTCACGCAACCATCCTTCAACTACTTCAGAATAATCTCGGTCATCATTTAAGTATATCGCCATTTAATTATTCGTATCCTTTAGCCCATGTAATTTTAGGATTTTCTCTTTCATATAATTCAACCAAATCTTTTAAATTCCACATGAAATCGGTTTCAAAGGTATCTAACCATTTACTAAATCTACCCCAATCTTCAGCAAGCATTGGTGATAAACCAATCTCATCACCAAATTGTCCTAAATCTTCACCACGACAATCAATACGACCAGCAGCATAAGTCCAAAGCTCAAGGCCTCGTTCTTCATACCATTGCTTATTGATTGGTCCCATCCAGTTGGTACTATACCTCACAGGCATAATTTAACTCCTTCCAATCTGTATTCTCAGGCATGATTTCAATTTTGTATTCAGCCTTATCAATGAAATTAGCCAATACGCTGCCACCATATCCGTTAGTGCCATAACAATTTTTATGGCAACGATAAACCGATCCAGAGGTGCCATGAAATTCATAATAGTCATCTATCAATTCAACTTTAACAATACCGCTATTGAATTGCCACGAATCAGAACCAAGATACCCTCCATACCAGCAGGCGAATACTTTATATAATGGTTCTTTGTCTGTTGTAATCTTCACAACAAGCCATCGGTCTGGTGTATAATCACTCATTAAATTTCCAAATATTTCAATTTAAACTGTTTAGCTCTCTGCTCGTAACCAATATAACCACGAGGGTTACAAACAACTCTAGTTTCTTCTACGAGGTAATCTGATGGATCATGCATATGTCCATGAGTCCATAATTTAATTTGTGGTCTGTCCATAATAAACTCAGACAAATCAGAAGCAAACGCACCGTTCATTAGAAAATCATTTTTATATTGAGAACTAATACTGATTGGCGTTGGTGCATGATGTGTTACTACTACATAACATTTTGATTTATCTTGTGTTGTAATGTTAATGTAGTCTAACATTTTCTTATGGTCTTCCACAGAATCTTCTACTGACCACCTTGAAGGCGACTGATAGTGATCCACAGATTTAACAATCAAAGTACCATCTTCGTTACGCTCATTCTCATGGTAAACATTTCTCTTATGTTGAACCATACGATTGCTATTTGTAATCACTTTAAAATCATTCATACGCTGACCACAATGCCACAAAGTTAATGAATCACCTTTGTTCATATCAGTCCATAATGTACCAGCAACAAAGGTCACACCATCATGTTCCCATGTTTCTTTCTCAAGCAAATGGATGTTTGGTAAATCGGCCAACTCTGCTTTCAATCTATCATATGTTTTAGCAATATCAAAATCATAATGTTCGTGATTACCCATGATATAAACAACATGAGGAAATTGGAACGAACACCGCTTAAAGAAATCTTTGACCATCATTCTTTCTTTTGGTTTATGCTTAAATACTTTGGCGGTGCAGATATCACCACTCAAAATAAGAACGTCAGCATTCTCCTCATTTTTCAAAATGAGGTCACCAAATTCTAAATGGATGTCGGAGGCAAGAGCTATCTTCATAATACTACCATTATAACATTGAATTGTAAAAAGGTGCGGCAATTAACCGCACCCACCACCTACTCGGTTAAGAGTTCTTGCTTGGCAAACTTTAGTTTATTGCCAATTTCAATCTTGCGTGGTTTCTTTTCTTCAGGAATAACATTCTCTAAACCAACTTTAAGAATGCCATCTGAAAACTCTGCACCACGAACCTGAACGGTGTCAGCAAGTTTGATTGTTTTGGTGAAAGCACGAGTGCCAATTCCACGATGTAAGTATTCTACCTTACTATCTTCTTCAGCTTTTGTGCCTTTGATTACCAACGAACCATCTTCAACCGTGATATCAATATCATTCTTGTTGAAACCAGCAATTGCTAGCTCAACAACATATTGAGTATCATTTAGTTTAATGATGTTATGTGGTGGAAATTTATCAACAGTCTTTTCAACCCCATCAAATACTTTTTCAATGTGGTTAAAAAAATTATCAAAACCCAAAGTTGTTGGGTATAAAGGTGTTAGTTCAATACGATGAACCATAATTTTCTCCTTTGTTAAGCGAGTTAATAAAATGAATTACCCATTTGGCGTAATTCAGCTGGTTACGGACTCCAGCGATTTCGTATCGTCAAATCCGCTTTAGCACGCTTCGTACCATAAGTCGGTCCTAAGGTGAAGCTCAATAATTCTGGTCTGGTTTTTTACCAATATTATATTTAGTTACCAATTCCCATTCGTGTTTCTCTTTGAATGAAATGATTTTAATTTGGTGAAGTGGTGCAATATTATCTATCATCACTTGCGGATTAATAATTGTAACTAAACCCCATTCTTCTAACAACTTTGCAATTGCATTTCTCCTCTGAATATCATTTTCAGAAATGTTGGATGGTTTGCCGTCAAGAGCAAACAACTCTTTGAAATGCACGATATAATACTGGCCTTGCTTATGTAAAATGTGGCAAGACTGATAAAGAATCCTTTCTTTCCTAGATGACACACCAATTCGTGTTAGCGTTTCACGAACCTTTAAAAAGTCATCCTGTTCGTTGAGAGTTACTTCAACGAACTTACTTAAATCTACCATGATGTTTATCCACCCGTATTGGTTTTTTCTTTTAGTTGTTGGATTTGTTCATCACTAAGTAGGCGTAAAGCTTCACGAGCTTTGGAATCTGATAGTCCATAGACCATCTTCACACATTCTATATCTTCACTTTTTTCAGACTTAACCCACTTTGCGAATGGTCTTTTTTGAGACCTCACAGTATTTAGTAAAAAGTCATTTTGAAGCCTCTTTCCAAGATGGTGCCTCTGATTCATCTCATTTGCATAGATTATACAGTCTTTATGATACGACAAAGAACGGTTGACCATAAATGGTACATAACCTTTCTCTGTAATCTCATCAACTATAATCTGTTTCTTGTTCTGAAGAATGGCATTTACATAATCAAAAGGGTTACTCATGTCAACATTCTCACTAAGCCGACTGTATCAATAGCAGTAAGTAAGAGGTAATTAGCGACCATACCAAAAGATTTGCGAGTAAAAGCAGCCCACAAATACAAACTACAACCGAGAATCCAAATTGGATATAATATGAGTAACGGTGGGTGAGGTACGGTGAGAGCCATTGTGATAGAGCAACCAATAGAAATTGCCCATGCCAAGAGTTCAACGATAAAGCGTAAAGGGTGGGATTTCCAATCATCATGTATCCATTTGAAAATGTTATAAACTAAATCATTCATTTGAATTCACACCCAACCATCAATTCTGTCAAGCAAGCAACTGTGTTGATTTCTTGGTCAGCAACAAATGCACCTTTGTATTGATAGTCAGCGAGAATTAAAACGGCCTGAGGAATAGATTGAGGTTTTAGAACCTCATACAGATTATCATATAGTTTACGGTAGAATGCTGTAGCATCTATATCATTACTTGCAACCCATTTACGAATTGCACCAAAGTCTTTCTCTTTGATATACTTAATGATATCATTAATCGTTACATCGGAGATTTGAGATAAAATGCCTGTATCAATCTTACCAAGCTGCGAATAACGTTGCAACTCATTTATCACACGGCGGAAATCTGGAAAGTGTTTCTTAATTAATTCTGCAACTACCTTGTCATCATA